CAACACCCTTGAACGGCATCGTGAGGAACGCCAGCACACTAGACACCGCAGCGGAGACGCCAGCCGCTACCGCCTTGCCGCCGTAGACCGCCATCACTGCGCCGAGCTCGGCGATGTCCTTGGATTCTGATGTCCGGATGCCATCACCAAAGACAGTCGAGAAGCTCGCGACGAAGGCGATCAGAACGACCACGACTAGCCTGCTTATACTTATTGAGTTCATCGCTTTGTCTCCAGTTTTGTAATGCTTGTACGCATCTCACCTGTTACGGTTTCAAGCCTACCAATACGCTCACCGTGGTCTTCAATCTTAGCGGTGTCAACGGCTCCCCGTTTGTCCATCCGATGCAAGAATCTAATTATGTAGGCAAGCAGACTGATGATGCCGGTCACTGCCGCTAATCCTATGGTTGTCCATTCTGATGCGCCCATTATGCCATCCGCTCCACTAGTCCACAGTGTTGAACTAGTAATTCTGTTTGACCAAAGTCTGATCCGACTACATCGTAATACTTGGAGTCATCGCCTACCCGATAGACGCGGTCTTGTGGCATGACATCAGCCCCTACAGCGATGATAAGCGTCCACTGGGCAGATGATGCAATCGTGCCACCTACAATCGATTCTGTGTCACTCTGGTTGGTTAGCCTGGCGTTGTACTCGGCAACCTTGCGCCATGTCTCAGTGACTCCACCACGCCCATCTTCGGTCAAGGTGAAGCGGTGTATTTCTACACGGTCTTGGCACAAGTTGCGTACCATGCCGGCTTGAATGGTGGAGCGGAGAAGTGGACTCATGCGAACACCACCGGGCGGAAGCGGTTAGCCATCTCTAGGCAATGTTGCATCAGTTGGGAAAGCTTCACATCGGACGTGCCTTCCTTAGCATCGATGTCTGCTGCTACCCGTGATGCCTTGATTAGCCACGCTTGCCGGGTTGCCGTGCGTACGTCGTAGCGCTCTACGTTGATCGGCCCTTGGTCTACCCACATCAAGGTAGGGTCACCGCTTCCATCTTCCAGCGTAAAGCCCTTGACTTGGTACGGGGAGTAGACGGGGAAGTCTGGTTGTGTAGCCCCTGATGTTCCGGCTACCCTGCACTCGTAAACCCTGCCGTTGGGCGTTGTAGGAACTACACGGTCACCGACAGAGTAAGTGGTTGCCGCTGCCCAAGTGGTGAAGCGGGAAAAGGAATCAAGTATAGAGCCGATGTCGGTTGTAGACATCTGCGGGTAACTTTGGGCAGACACAAAAAGGCTCACTTGTGCGATTGCCTCGGCTCTGGTCATCATGAGGTTAGTATCCCACATGATTATTTTTAAAAAGTAAAAACCCCCGGCACGTCTGCCGAGGGCTTGAGATAAGAACCGCTCGCTTTATGTAGCTGCGGATGCTCCGACGATAAGCGAACCAGGGACACGGCTGGATGCCGTAGCGTTGACGTTACCGATGTCGAAAGCCGAGAATGCGAACCGCTCGGTTGCCTTGAATGCGAGTGCATCTTGATTGAAGTAGAAGTCGCTCGAAACTTCGATCGTAACGCTTCGACGGTCACCAAATGCAGTACCAACGCTGAGGTCACCCAAAAGGATGTATGGCGTGGTTGCAGCAAGGGTCTTAGCCATGTTCTGGACAAAGATTACAGGGTATCCGTAGAGCATAGGGTTAGGGCCGTATGCGCCTTGGATGTCCATAATCGAGTTACCACCGAGTGCATCAAGCAGAGGTGCAATCGCGTTGTACCAAATCTCCTTATGCATGAACCATTTCGCGTTAGGTGCATACGTTGGGAGCTTGGCAACCATGCCCTTGAGGTTAGCGAGTGTCGGGCTGTACGTGATTGTCTGCCCAGTTGTAAATACCTGCAGCGAGGCAATGTTAGCCTTGGTGGCGTTCAGGTTGTAGACAGCATAAAGGATGCCGTCAAGACCAGAAGTAGAATCGACAGCATTGTTGAAAACAACGCGGTCTTCTTCTTTAGCCAAAGCGTACGCCATGTCACGGGCAAGCGTTGCACCAAAGTCGATGATGCTATCTTCAGCCAACTCTTTAGAAACCTGAGTAAGGACAGATGGCTTCTTTGCAACCAAGTTGACCTGTGCAAATACGAGGTCGGATGCCGTGATAGCGGTATTCTCACCCGGGTAGTAGACAGTGGTCGACGTTGTCGCGTTTGGTACATTGAGAACGTCAGAACTCATTGGGTAGATACGGCAGTTTTGACGCGCAATACCGAACTGCTCACGGAGGTAGATGAGGTCACTCGACAGCGGATCTGGAACAGTAAAACCACCAGCGGTTGTCGTGCCTTCAGACTGTGCCTTGAGGTTGTTCTTTACCCACTCGGTAGACTTACGGTTGCCCATGATAGAGCGTCCCCATTGTCCCCAAGCGTAAGCCTTGTAATTCGCTTCATCACGGGTACCCGGTAAAGGATTCTTACCAACGCCGCCGGACTTCCATGGCTGGTCTACTTGCGCTTCGGTTGCCACAGGGTGACCTTGTCCAAGTGCCTTGATTGTCTCGATGCGCTCTTCGATGCCCTTGGCTTCTGCCATCAGGCTCTTGACCTGTGCAAGGTCACCGTTACCGGAAGCAAGCTCCCGCGCGGTAGCAAGCACAGATTCTTTTTGATTCTGTAGTTGTGTCAGATTCATAGTTGTGTTAGCAACTCCAGACGAGCCAGCAGTTCCTGGCGTTCGTCATTGTCATGGGCTTTCGCCTCTACTACGAGTTCCGGTTGCACTTCTGGCTGGTCTGCGTCCCGCAGTGAATCCCAGACTACAGGTGCTAAGCGCTTGGCGCTCGCCCGGCTAAGACCGACTGCATCCCGCAGTCGACGTTCAACACCCCGCAGTGAAGCGGGTTGTACGCTCTTCATGCCGTGCATGGCATATAGCCCTTTAGCACGTCGAGCAAATTCATCAATCACGGCATCCGCCATGCTTTGATCTGATACGGCTTCGATGGCTCCGCAGAGCGCATCGTAGTAGGCTTCAAGCCCCTCGTGTATAAGGTCACCTTCAGACTCATCAAAGACCGACATAGCGTACTCTTCAGGAGACTGCTCAGGCATTGGAGCCATGACCATCTCTTCTTCTTCTTCCATCATCGGCTCCATACCGTAGTACTCCTTGAGGGTTTTAACGCTGTTACGATACTCGGCTGGTGTCGGCGTAATCGATGCTTCTGCAATAGGCCAGCGGGTAATCTCAGCTGCACCGCCCATGCTCTTACGCTCTACCAGATGACCAGCGGCACCAGAGGAAAAGCCCATCTTGCCTTGCTTGCAGAGCTTCGCGATCATCGAGCCGTACTCGTCGGCCATGTCTAGTTGGGCTTCGTACCATAGCCCGGTATCGTCCATCTTGATGTAGCCTGTACCGATAGACTTCTTGCCTACCATGCTATCCATACCGTGGTGATAGTACACATTCAAAGGGACTCGCTGCCCCTTGGCAACCGGGAAACCGTAGTCGGTTGAAGCGGTGAAGTAATCGCCTTCAAGGTCAGCGGTCTTGGTATCACCAAAGCGCACAAGGTAGCCTTTGACGTAGCCTAACCGGTCGCTCTTGATACCGTCTACGGAAGATGTCAGCAAGTCCATACCCTCAGTATCCCACAGTGCATTTTTCATAAGTATGTCGTTAGATCCGGTTGGTATCCCTCTAGGTCTCTAAGCGGCAATACCCTAGTAGTAGGCCCCCAGTCAGCGTTAGGTACCACGGTTGCCATATCGCTAAGCGGTAGCCCTTCACTGTAAAGGTTGTAGCGGGCGGTGCCTAGTATCTGGTGGGCTTCAACCTGCGTAAGCCCATTTAGAATCTCTTCACCGGTGGCCACCTTGGGGCGGGTATCAGGGATACTACTATCCCCGGTTATTTCTGCCCAGCTTAGGGTTTCCGGTATCATCACGCACCGGCAGTTCGGGTGTGAAGGCATGATGGTATCGGTAGCCTGCAGGGTGCCGGAGAGAGCCAAGCAGGCAAGGCATACCCGCGCGTCCTGCGTAGCCTGCCGCCGGTATCCCGTTACAGAACCATTCTCCGTATACAGTTGCCGCTGTGCTTCCCTGGCGCTTCGTATCATCTCGGTACGCGCTATCGTCTCGGCTCTTTGCCTACCGATGTCTGCCGCCTTGCGTACCCGCCTTGCTACCGTGCGCGGGCCTTCACCTAGGCTTATGCCTTGTACCAAAGCCATCTGCATCGCATCGGTGGTTACTTGGGGGATGGCATCGAATAAGACAGCCAAAGGGCTACCATCGCCTGCGAACCCGACAAAGGCTTGGAGTTGTTCATCAGGTAAACTTGTCCATGAAGTACCAAGGGTAACGCCTGCGGGCTTTTTACCCGCTGCCGCTTCCACAAGGCCCGGCGTTGCATCATTAGCAAGGATAGCGGCTTGTAGCTGCCCATCGGCTGTAATCACTGCCCCCTCTACCGAGAACTTTTTCAGGTTTCGCCCCAGCTCTTCAATGTTATCTATGATCCGCTGTCGCATCCAAAGGATTGTCTCGGATGGCGGTTCGCCGTTTGCTTCACGCTCTGCTATCCGGCCTTCCAGCGCTTCCAGTTCATCGATGCTTGCCTTGGTTGCGGCTTTGTATGCGCGTTGCATCCGGCTGATGGCTACGCCTTCACGCTCTAGCAGGTCATTCCTATACTTCTGGGATGCGGCATATATCCTGCCCGTGCCGTTGTCTACTCGCTTGAGATTTCCTCCAGCGAATACCCGTAAAAAGGGTGGCTCTTATACACTACCCCCGGAGTGCATACGTGGTCACCATCAAGGCTCTTGCCATCAGGTTGCATAGCGTCCCGCTTGGATGTAGCCCAGCGGAACCCGGCATCGCCGCCCCACAAGTCCCAGGCTACACGCCCCGGACTGGGAAACCCTTCCTCACCAGCGTTGAAGCCTTCAGCCTGTTTGTCTACTTCGTGGCGGGAGAAGAACGAGTACATCCGGAGTATCGTGTCTTCGGATAACTTCTCCCCATTCACGATTTGGTTAGCCCTTGCAAGGCCTACGCGCGTTCCACCGTCGAAACCTTCAGCCTTCCAGTCAAGCGCCCGTTGCGCGGCTTCGACCATGCCAGCGTTCGGTACAAACTTCATCTCGTACGCTTTGGCTTCATCACGCAGGGTAACCGGTGCGGCTCCCGTGTGTTGCACTGGAAGGTTCAGGAAGTTGGTAACGCTACCCGGATCGTAACCGGAACGAATCAAGATACCTGCCGCGTTGGTTGTCTCTGCTAACGATGCACCCGTGCCAGCCTGAACGCTGATGGCGGATGGATGCAACACGCCTTCATCTTCTGGCACGGCTTCCAGCCCGGCTATGCGCTTGGCTTCAGCCCGATCAATAATGCCCGCCTTGTAGAGTTTCTCGGCTCTTACCGCTTCAGCTTGCATATCGTCTGCAAGCGCCCGAACGGTTTCAAGGTCATACATTACATAATCGCCCTGCTGTGTCTCCGGGTATTCCGGCAGCAGGTCAGCGGTAATCGCGTCCGCAAGGGTACGCAAGAGTGGCACCATGCCATCTTCCCATGCCGCTTGCTGGGCGCGTTCGTAATTACTGTAGGTAGACCGTTCAAGACCTGAACCAAGCCCTAAAACCATCGGGTTGATGCCAAGGGCTGAACAGATACGCTCCTCCGGTACACGCCGTACGGAGTCTAGAGCAAGCTCGGAAGGAGTAAGGCTAACTCTATCCATCTTGTAGGCACCGGTCATTACCACGATGCCGCCTGAACCGTCACCGGTAAGGTCTTCGTGCAGTTGCCTTTTTACCTGTCTCGCGTCATCCATCGACATATCAACGCTGGTCTCTTTGGCATCAGGCCCGACAATCAATGAAGGCATGGCACCGTTAGCCAAGAGTCCATAAGCGGTTGTACTGGCGGTGTTGTCGGTAGCAATCTCCCGCAGTACAGCGGTAAGAGGCGCTCTACCAATGCGGATGTCGCTTGGGTCTCTGCCGTACCGGATGTGGATGATGTCGGATACCGGGATGTCAAAGGAGCGGCCATCCGTGGTGTAGACGTAGTGCGTTAAAGGGTTGATGCCATTACCAACCGGTCGAACCATATCCTGCGGTAGAAACTGTAAGGCAGTAACCACACCACGGGTAGTAGATCGAATCTTGCGCAGGTAGGTATTACCAAACAACTTGTAGTCTTGGATGACCCAGCCCCAGAAAAGGCTACCCATAATCATCGGATCAGGTTGCGCCATCAGCTGAATAACCGGGTGGTCTTCTACCGGCTCCGCTTGCTGGCTGTCTACCGGTCGGTAGTAGCGTGGTGTGGCTTGAGGGTAGTTCCTGACGTACCAATCAATGGCACTAGCCACAACGCCGTTTAGCCCAAGGTCACCGGCTACCCGCGCCCAATCCTTGGTACTTCCAGGGAGCGCCCGGCGTAGCAAGGTTTGCAGCTGACCAGAGCCGTACCCAGTGAGGTAGATGTCCCTAGACTGGCTGAGTGGCAGCGGTAGTGCCTGTGTCGGGTTGGCTGCGGCTTTACGTCCGAGGAAGCGGTCAAAGATACCCATGGCTTCAGTATCCCACAGGACTAGACGGCACCCCATGAACGCTTTGATCCGCACACCTGCCACGCGTACGCCAAGGCATCAACCACGTCATCATGCCTACCAACCGGAAAGGATAACAGCTCATCCTCAAAGTAAGCCGGGAGCCCTTGGCAATGCATGACTTGGCTTTGCTCGTACCGAGCTTCCAAAGGCGCAAAGCGGGTCACTTTGTCCCGGTCTGGGCGGATGCCCCGTATCGGTAACTTAGTGCGCCGTAGCAACTCCTGAACGACAGCGGCTTGATACTGCACCTGCTCGATGCCGATCATAGATGGATTCCACTTAGCCGCCATTGCTTCAATGAAGCGCAGGACGCTAGCAAAGTCAGCGCGGGTACGGTTGATGTCTCTAACGTAGATTGTCCCATCGTCACCACGGGATACAACAGCAACCCCGGTGTAGTCAGCTTCGCTCTTGGTAGAGATGGCAAGGTCAACCCCAATGTAGGTGGGCAAGCCTTCAGGGCAATCACCGTATCGCAACCACTCCCGCTTGATTCTTGCTCCCGCTGCATCCACGAACTCGGCTAAATACTCTTGCCGAAACGCGATGCTCGGCAAGGATTCCCCAGCCTTATCTACTTCGGTTGGGTCAATCCACGGGTTAGCCGTGGTCGGCATCTGCCATGCCATCCAGTCGGCATCCGTAGCGGCTTGGTTATAAAGGGTACGGAAGTAGTTAGAGCCTTTAGGCGTAGACAGAAAGAAAGCATCCCCCTTGAAGTCTGTCAAGGTTGGGCGTATGGCTTCAGTCCAGGCTTGCTCTAGATGCCGTGCCATCGCCGCTTCATCGATGATAACCCGCTTGTACTTACGACCACGGGCTACCGTGCTAGGGTCATCTAAAGTCCAGTAATCGATTGCCGCCCCGGTTATAAGCTCGATGCGCGGGGCTGGGCTTTGTACAGCCCTGCGGATAACCGGAGCATAGATTCGCTTATGGTCGGCGTATGCCTCTTCTAGGAGCCTGTAGGTAGGTGCGAACCAGGCACAAGGTAGACCATCAATCAGCACCGGGTCAGATAAAAGGTTACCTCCCAGCGTTGTCTTTCCGAATCTTCGACCTACTCAGCCACAGGCAAGGACGTTATAGCGCCTTGCCTGTGCCATTATCACCTGCTGTGCTTCATGAGGTCGAGGGAGAATCAATCGAATGTCTGGCATTATGGCTTATCCGCGTACTCCACGATTACCTTGACCGGGCTACCGTCTGCGCCGGTCTGCTCTACCCGGCTAGACCAGTCGGCCTTGTGCTTGCGTTCAAGCCACCATGCGGCAGCCTGCCAAGTTGTATCAGCTGCTTTCTGGATGATGGCAACATTACGTACCTCGGCATCACCCTCTGCTTTTTCTATAGCGTCCGCAAAATGCGAATTAGATTTTAACCAGTTGGCTAGTGTGTCTTGTGAGATACCGGCATAGGCACAGGAAGCCCGGCGTGTATTACCTGCCCTTAGAGCCTGTGTGATCCGCTGTACTACGTCTTCGTTGTACTTTGTTGGTCTACCTGCCATCATCAGCCTCCCGGAGCGTATCGGTCAGACATGCACTGCCTTCTTCTGGCTGGAAGCCAGACGCATCACTATCAATGCTTGATACGCACGTTTTACCTTTATACATGGAGGCACCAAGGCGTGCGATTTCAGTATACGGTAACACCGGAACCGTTAGCCGTGATGTCCATTCTGGATCTATAAACTTGACATACCGGATCATGTATCCGGCTATTTTTTGAGCACCACGTTCTTTCCAGTATTTTTCGTTTTTGACTGGATGATGCGCTAATGTTTTATTGGCAACAATACTTCCATCTGGCATCAATACAATGGTTGCGTTTTTCTTTACAGCTGTTAGTAAAAAGCCAGCAGCCCGGTAGATTGTCCCGTCACCGCATTGGCAACCATCAGCAAATGAGATAATCCACTTCACTTGCGGAGCGTGTTTTTTGATTAGTTTGCACGCTATCGCCAGACATCTAGATTCTGCGTTTCTTGGCAATACCTCATCAAACGCCATGCGGTTAAGTTCTAAGAAGTTATGAAAGCCAGTGCCGGTAACAAGGTTTGATGTTTTGTGCTTGTCAATGCTTGGGCCAAACTGCATAACGCCATGCAACGCACCGGCATAATAAGCGCCAATATGCAGTTGACTATTTGGTGCCACTTTGCCACTGTAGTGATTCTTGCAGACAAAAGCGTTTGCAGTTTTAGAATCAAGTGGCTTTAGCGTTATATCCTTAACGTCCACTAAGGTACACCTCAGCGATGTGGGCAATAGCGTTGCCGTTAGAGTTTGTATTGTCAGGATGTTCCTGCATTTCACCCTTAGCCCGATCAATTGCATTGTTGATCGTCTCGCACTGTTCATCATGAACAATAAAGGTCATCTGCCGGATAGGTTCCCGGTCTTCTTCCGGCACTTTGTCAAAACCATCTGCCCATTCGTTGTCATCTGGTGGCGTAAGGCTGTCAATCAAAGCATCAAGGTCGGCAGCCCCGTACCCGGTACCTTCCAAGCCAATAGGGGTGTTAGCAAGCTCGGCAAGGATGTCGGTAATCTTGGTCGTGTCATCTTGACCGATACGGGTTGTACGGTTGTCTACAACAAGAATCCGCAACTCTTGTTCGGGAGTAACATCAACCCATTGAACGGGTACGGTATCCCAGCCTAGCGCCTTTGCAGCCATGACCCTATGATTTCCCGCTAGGATGTGCTTAGTACTCGTGTTGACAACCACAGAGCCGTACCAACCATTGACAGCAAGACTGGTTTTGATGGCTTCCACATCGCCGTTGTTGGCGTTGCGTGGGTGGTGCTTGAGCAGGTCAATAGCGACCTGCTCAATGTCTTTGTTGATTACTCTACTCATCTAGATTCTTTCGTATCTCCGCGCTGGTAGCCCACAGCATAGCAGCCCTCATCTTTTCTTTGCTGATGCCTTGCTTTTTAGCCTGCTTCTTTACATCAGCATACAGCCAGCGTGTATAGAGTTCTGACCCTATCGCCACGCATCCAGCCCCGACCAAAGCACCAATGGCAAAAGGTATCATCTGGCAACCTCCCCGGTTCGCGGATCAAGTACAACTACTGCCCAGTCGTTCGCAAACAAATCACCAGGGGACAGGCTCAGCTCGTCCATCTGCCGTACGGCTTCACCGGTTGTATGGACTTCAAAAGCATTCCAGAGTTCCGAGTACCGCAGGAAGACCTGACCGTCCCATTCCTGCCGCCATACCGCGTTACCGCCACCAGCCATCAAGGCTTGTATCACTTCACCAAATCTTGCCATTTTTTATCTCCCTCTTCCCATTCGCATATTTCCCAATCGGTAGCGTTCATATCGTCACCAATGACACACAGGTATTTAGACTGCCATTCTCCTGATGTCCTTCTGTCTACAAATGCCTTTGTTTGATTGTCGTAGTAAACGATTCGCGCCTCATCTTCCTTTTCCCAAGAAGTACGGCTAACAGGATTACCATCCATCAAGTCCTGAAACACTTCAGTGAATGTCATTTTGTTATCACCCAATCCATCGCCAGGACATCAGCCCCACGGAAGTAAGCAGGCCCGGCAAAGTGCCGGTTACCTGCGCCATCGAGCTTGTACATAACCAGAGCGCCATGGCTAATCGCATAGTGGATTCTTGCGCCATCCCGGCAAAGGTATCTACCTTCCTTGAGATGAACCATTGCACCAGAGAATGACATCCGGCATTGTGGATGCTTTGTCTCAGGGGCAAAGGTTGCAATCGGATCCGTACAGAGTTGCTGGTAACCAAGGCTCAAAGCGTAAGCCTGCAACTCCGGGTTGCGTATCCACTTTTCAACGCTCTGCCGCCTCACGATGTTGTCAGCGTTAGACCAGCTGCCGGTCTCGCTAAAGATTTCCATCGCTTGCCGGATGCGTTCTTTCTTTTCTTCAAGACTAAATGC